TTCCTTTTCGTGGGCAGCAGTGAAAGGGCGGTGATGGGTCAGGCGGCGGCGGTGCGGGTATGCAGCAGCGCGGCCAGCTCGGCGTTGCGCTGGCGCTCGCTGGCCAGGGAGGCGCGCAGCGCGGCGGCCTCGGCCTCGGCCTGCAGCGCGCGCGCGTGCCAGCCGTGCAGCCCCTGGGTCCACCACTCCTGCCCTGGGGGCACGGCGGTTGGGGCCTGCACCAGCGAAGCAGCGTTGGCGATGGCTGCGCGGGCGCCAGGCAGCCATGCCGAGAGAATCAGGCTCCCTTCCTTGTTGGCGATCTCCACGCGGCCCACTGCCGCCTGAAGGGATTCCACAAGATCGCGCACGGCGTCGCGATGTTGCAAAGAGGTATTCATGGCAGGGCCTCAGACGACAGCGGCACGGGGCACGCTGATGTGGTTGGGGATCGTCCAGCAGTCATCCAGCAGGAACATCAGAACGGCGTAAGCGGCCTGCGCGCGCTTGACACAGATGGCGTGGTAGGCCATCGCCCGGCTTGGCCGCGCCTCCAGCCATTCCACGTGAGCCAGGCGCAGCGCCTCCAGCCGCGCGGGCCAGCCGCGGCGCTTCTTCATGCGCTCCACGGTGGGGAGGCGCAGGCCGCCCGGGTCGGCCACGAAGCCGTTCACCTGGCGCACAAAGGCGTTGCATTCCTCGGCCACCTCCAGCGCGCACGCCGCGTCCTCGCGCTGCCGGCGCTCGGCTTCCTGATCGTCAAGCTGCCTGCGCACCAGGGCCTTGTATCGGTTCTCTGCCGCTACTCCCATGTCGTTCTCCTTCAGGCGGCGCGCTGTGCGCCGTGCTGCAGTTGGTCGGTGGTCATGCGCTCGATGCGCTGCAGCTCGTAGCGCAGCACGTTGAGCGCGGTGTCGCAGGCGGGGGCGAAGGGGGAGGCAGTGCCGGCGCTGTGAACGCGCTCCGCAGCACGCTCCCGGGCTGCCTGCGCCAGCAGCGCGCGCTCGGATTCGGTAGTGGTGCTCATGCTGGTGCCCCCTGTCACGCGCTGCGGGTGGCCGCGATCCGCAGCTCGGCGCGGCGCAGCTCGTCGTTGAGAAGGTCGATGGCGGCGCGCGCCGTCAGGTGCTGCCGGATGCCGTCCACCGAGGCGGGGTCGCTGCCGTGCGTGGTGCTGCGGGCGATCAGCTTGGCGAGCCGGGCGTCTGCGGCTGCGCTGCTGCAGGTGGGGTCGCCAAACTCGGCCTCAACAAGCTGTCGGGCGTTGGCTGCCATGCCCTGCAGCAGCTTGCGCAGGTGCTCGTCCTGCTCGGCGCGCGTGATGTGCAGCACCGCCAGGTTGGAGATGTGCGAGGCGGTGCGGCTGGCGTCGGTGTTCATGTCAGGCTCCGGTGTGGAAGGTGCCCAGCAGCGCCAGCGCGGCACGGCCCCGCTTGGCGATGGCGTCGGCGTCGAAGTCGCCGTTGGGCTCGATGGCCCAGGAGGGCGGTTGCTGCTGCACCCCGTGGCCCGTTGACAACTCTGTGTGGGCCGTCGCCGCGCGCAGCGCATCGGACAGCGCCGGCACGGCATCCGCTATGCGGCACAGGCGCTTGAGCTCTGAGGTGGCCTTGGCGCGGCCTTGCACGGTGCCTTTCTCCAGAAGGGTCAGCAGGACGGGCAGCGTGCCCTCCCAAGTCATGCGCAGGTCGATGGTCTGCTGTGCGGGGGCGGGGGCCGGCGCAGGTGCCGGGATGGGCAGCCGGAACCCCGGGCGGCGCCAGCAGGTGGTCACGGCCTCGCCGCTGCAGTTCCGGGTGGCGCCTGACGGCATACGCTCGGGGGCGTCGATGCAGTAGCAGGCGGCGTCATAGGTGATGCCCTGGAAGTCGGCACGCAGGTTGTCCTCGGTATAGGCGGCCGACGCCAAGGAGCCGGTGCCGTAGAACAGGGCAAAGCCGGCGTGTGGCGTTTCGGGGGTGACGGCGGGCAGGGGCATGTCGGGTGCTCCGTGGTTAGGCGGGGAACGGGGGGAGCCCGGTGCGGGGCTCCCCTTGAGCGGTGCGTCAGGCGGTCTTCTTCGCGCCGCGCTTCGCGGGCACCTTCACCGGGGCCGCTTCAGCGGCAGGCGCTGCGGCGGCACCCTTGCGCGCCTTCGTGCTGCTGCTGCGCGCGGCCTTGGCAACGGCCTGCTGCACTGCCTGCGCCACCTCCGGGGTGGGGGCCTGCTCGGGCTGCGCGGCATCCTCGGCCGCGAGCTGCACCGGCTCGGCGCTGACGGCCTGCACCGGGGCCTGTTCCTCGGCCGCGCCAGCCGTCGCCAGCTCAGGCACGGGGGCCTCCACCGTGGCCTGCTCCGGGGCCGGCTCGGCGGCAGCCGCAGCGGCAGCCAAGTTCAGCGTCACGGCAACCGCCGAGGGCGCCGTCTCCGACACGCTGGCGCCAGCCTTCGCGCACATCTCGCGCAGCGCCTTCCAGGCGTTCAGCTTGATCGCCTCGCCAGAGCCAAACCAGGCGCTGTCCAGTCGAGTGCTGTTCGTCTTGCGGCGCTCGTGGTCAACGAACTCGGTCACGCTGTTGAGCAGCGACCATGCGTTGCCCTTGCCGCACAGGTTGGCGCCGATCAGCTTGCCGTCGAACAGCTCCATCACCCGCTTGTAAGCCTTGCTGCGGCGCACATCGGGCAGCGCCTTACCAGGGGGCAGCGACTGTGAGGACAGCAGCACGTCCGCCACCAGCGCGTCGGCCTGCGCCTCGGTCACGTCCACCTGCGCCATCAGCCGGGCCTCGACAAGCCAGCGGTCCCAGGCGTTCACCACGATCCCCAGGCGCTGGCGCACCTCGTCGGCCTTGAACTTCGTCATGTGCGGCACCCGCACACACTGCACGACAGGCCCTTCCGTGGTGTCCCGCTCGGTCTGCCTGCTTCCGTTCGCCATGGATGCGCCTGCAGCCATCGTCAGCGTGTTGTTGCACACCACGCGCACCGCGGTGAACTTGGCCGTGGTGGACATGGAGCCGTCGAAGCTCGTAGCGAGCAGCACATAGGGGCGCACCTGATCGTGGCCCACCACCGGGGCACCGTCGTTCACCCGCGCCAGCCCCCAGATGCGCTTGCCGTCCAGCAGCGAGCCGGCGGTTTCCAGCGTGAAGCCGCCGGCCTCGGCCAGCTTTCCGAAGAAGTCCAGCACCTCGCCCGGCTGGACCACCTTGTAGCGGCTGCCCACGATGCCCAGCTCCGCGCCGGTATCGCTGCGCACCAGCGCGTGGCCGCCGCTGACAGGGTGCAGGGGGCTGTCCTCCCCGCGCTGGAACATCAGCGCGGCGCGCTCCACGCTCCAGTCCAGCCCCGCCTCGCGGCGCCAGGTTTCGAGGTCGGCGCCAGCCGACAGGCGCTGGCCCAGGCCGTGCCACGGGGTTTCACCCACGAAGGCGATTGCGTCACGGCCGGTGGTGTTGTCGATCAGGTGAGCCATTTGTATCTCCAGAGCGCCCGCGTGGGGCAGGTTGAGGGTCCAATTGGGTAGCGCCTTATTGCGCCGCCGTGAGGTAAATTTAGGTGTTGCGCCCAATGGTTGCAAGGTAATTCATCATTCCTTGCCCCCCTGTTTGGGTAGCGCCGCGCTACATGCAGCGCACAGAAAAACTAGGCGGCGCGCTGCGCAGCCAGCAGGGCAACGGACACGCTGGTGCCAGCGAAGGCGTTGTCGTGCTGGCGCGACCATTCGTGCTGCAGCCCCGGCAACACGTCCTTGCCGCGCATGCCTGCAGGCAGCACGGCCACAAGGCGGCCCTTGGGTGCGAGCAGTTGTGACGCGGCCTCGATGTGCGCCTGCGCGCGGCCCTGGCTGAAGGGCGGGTTCATCACGATGCGGTCGAACGTGCGGCCCTGCTGGCGCATGGCCTCGGCCCACTGCAGGAAGTCGGCCTCATGCACTTCCGTAAATCCCTTGGCCTTCAGGATGGTGCAGTGCAGGGGGCTGATTTCCACGCACGTCAGCCGCTCGCGCGGCAGGTGCTCGGCGATGCCGCCGTGGCCCGCGCTGGGCTCCAGCACGGTGTGGCCTTCGCCGATCTGTGCCATCTCGACGGCCTGCTGCGCCAGCGCCTCGGGCGTCGGGTAGAACTGGTGGGCCTGCTGGTCCGGGATGCAGCCGCTGGAGACGATCTCAGCCAGCACATCGGCCGGGCAGTAGTCGAACTCAAAGGCGTCCGGGTCCTTGCCCCGCTGCGTGCCGCCGATGGCCTGCAGCACCGCGCGCGCCTGCTGGCGCACATGCTTGTCGGTGCTGGTGCCGTGCGGGTAGTACTTCAGCACGCGCGTGTTGTGCAGGCGGTGCCAGCGCTCCGGGTAGCCCCCCGGGTTCGTGCGCTCATGCACCGGCTCGGACGCTTCCAGCAGGCCCAGCACCGCGAAGGGCAGCGGGCGGCCCATCATCACGAATTCCTTGTGGGGCTTCTTGGGCTTGGTGCGGAACTCGCTCGGTATGGCTGCGGGGTGCAGGTAGGCCAGCACCTGATTGAGCCGCACGGCCATGTCGGGATGCACCTCCAGATGACCGTTGCCGTTCAGGTACACCCGCAGGCGCAGCGCGCCGCCATCCAGCGTCAGCCACTTGCCAGGCTGGCGCTTCTGTGCGTTCTCCACGATCTTGTTGGTCGCATAGTGCGGCGGTTCGTCCCGCCCCATGAAGCGCGCGATCACCACACGCAGGTCGTTGATGAGCCCGCACCTGCCGCCATAGCTGCCCCATTCGTTGAGCACGTTGGTCAGGATCATTCGCTTGAAGAACCCCTCGGGCCTGTTCGTGACGTGCTCCCGGGACAGCCCTTGGAAGATGCCGTCCACGCGCTCCGCGAAGAACCGCTCCCGCGAGTGCAGCAGCTCCGCGATGGTAGACAGCACGGATTCACGCTCGAAGGCCGGCGTGGCGTGCGTCCTGATGGCCTCGTGCCATTCGTCCCGGCGTGCCTTGGGCATGTGGTTGAGCACGTCCGTCAGGCTGATGGCCTCCTGCCAGAAGTAGGCGTTGAGCGCTGCCATGGCGCCAGCGGGGGCGAACAGCTCCTTCACCGTGGCGCTGATGCTGTGGCGCCGGTCCTTGTCGGTGTTGCCGTCCACGAAGTAGCTGAACACGCCCCCCAGCTCCCCCTCCATGGTTTCGGCCAGCCGAACGATGCGCAGGCGCGCGGCCTCGTACCGGCCGAACAGGGAATCCAGTGCCCCCGTGGGTGCTGGGGCGAAGAACTGCGGCGCGTCGTCATCGACCACCTCGCAATGGGCTGGCGCTGCTGCAGCGGCCACGTCGAAATCCAGCGTGTCTTGTGTCATGGTCAGGGCTCCTGTCGTTGGTAGGTGTGCAGGGGAAGGTCAGGCAGCGAGGGGCACGGCAGGTGCAGCGGTGCCAGCCGCGCGCGTCACTGCAGCCTGTGCCTCGGGCGGGAGGTCGGCCACGGGCACGCAGTCGCCGGTCTGGTCGTAGAAGTAGAGCTCCATCTGCCCCACGTCCGCGCCTGCCGCATAGCCCAGCGGCTGCAGCACCTCGGACAGCCGCGCCGCGGTGCCCAGCAGGTCCAGTTCCTCGCGCACGTTCTCCACCACCTGGTCAAAGTCGTCCTCGCGGTTCCTCTGCACCATGTCCACGGCCTTGCCCGTGGCTGCCTGCAGCGCGGCGGCATCGTCGGCCGCAGCAGGGTGGAGGGGCTGGCGCAGCCGAATGTCGAAGTACTCGGCCAGCGTCACGGTCGGCGTGTTGGTGGCCGTGTCGGCCAGCGTGAAGAACCCGGGCATGTCGTAGAAGCGCCGGGCGCGCTGCAGCACCGGCTCCGCGTCGACGCCAGCCAGCACGGGCAGCTTGGCCTCATGCCTGCCCGTGACCATCAGCACGCCGCTCGCGGGGTCGTACACGGCAGCAGTGATTTCCTCGCTGGGCATCCAGCCTTGCACCTCGGCGGTCAGGTCGTGGAAGGGGGCGCTGCAGTGCGCCAGCGCGAACGAGGCGGTGGGGCAATCGGCAAGCGTGAAGTCGGCCTTTTTCGACATGGTGTGCTCCTGTGCCAGCAGGCGGGTTGCGGGTTTGGTTCGTGCTGGCATGTCGTGACATTAGGCGTGACACCAAAATGATTGAATCAGAAACACGGATTTCTTACCCCCTCATCGCGGGATGCGTTGTCGTTGAATCTTTTTGGTGTAGCACCTAATGTTGTCGCATGCAAACGCGCAACGCAACCTGAAAGGAGCGACGGCATGCAGGTCAAATTGATCGTGGGCGCGACCCACGCCTATGTGTGCATCACGAAGGAAAACGGCGGGTCGCTGGACTGGCGCCTGGACGGCGGGTGCGGCCCCGTGGCCGACCTGCGGCGCCAGATCGAGCGCGAGCGCGCAGACATCGCGCGCCGCGAGGCGCGGCTCGCCACGCTGGCCGAGGCCGCCGCGGTGCTGGAACTCAGCGGCCATCGGTGAGGGTGCAGCCATGCAAGCCCCTGACACCAAGCCCGGCGCCTACTTCGTCAGCGTGCAGGACGGTGACCGCTTCGCTGCCGCCCTCGGCCCGTTCGTGGACGACCACGCGGCTGCGCTGGCGCAGATCGAGGCCGTGCGCGCGCTGGCGCAGCGGCTGCAGCCCCGCGCCGCGTTCTACGCCTTCGGCACCTGCCGCCTGGACCACGACCACCCGCAGGCGCAGCGGCCCGGCACGCTGAACGACTACTTCCCGGCGCTGGCGCTGCCAAGCCGTGCCGCCTGGGTGCAGCAGCAGGGAGCAGCCGCGTGAACGCGCGCGCTGTGTACCGGGCCGTCATGCGGTGCTACCGCATCGCGCGGCGCGACCCGATGAACGTGGCAGGGTTCGTGGCCGCCACCGGCGCTGTGCGCGAGCTGACGGGCGTTTGGGACGTGCCCATGCCCCCCACGCCGCAGCAGCGCGCCGGGTGGGAACGGCCGCCGCGCTCGCGCTTCGTGCCTGCCGACTTCGGAGGCCCCGAGCGCGAGGTGCTGACGCAGCCGGGCCGCCTGTGCGTGTGGCGGTCCATGACGCTGTTCTGCAGGCGCACGCGCGCCGCCCCCCGCTGACGCCTGCGGCTGCCTGCCGCAGCACCCGCCCGGCCAGCGCCGGGCGTTGCCGTTTGTGCGCCTGGCTGCCCGGTGCCTGCGCACCTGCAGCGCCAGCGCGCGGCGCCAATGCGAACGGGGGCCGAAGCCCCCCGAGGTGTTGTGTGTGCGCGGCTCGGTCAGGGAGCCGCGAGGTGCTCGTAGAGCTCCGGGTGGCGCCGCTGCATTTCGTCGGTGGCGATCTGCAGCGCCTGGGCCTCGTCTGCGGGCAGGCTGCGCACATAGTCGCCCTCGTACCGGAGGGTCAGGCGTCCGTTGCGCACCCGCACGGTCAGGAACCCGTCGCCATCGGCGCACCATGCGCGCGCCTGCGGGTAGAAGGTCCAGACGATTGCGCCGGCGCGTTGCGTGCGCAGCGCAGCGGGCGGGGCAGAGGGGGCTGGCATGACTGGCTCCTGTGCGGGTAGCAGGGAAACGGGGGATGGCTCCATCACCACAGGTGGCAGTTGTCGCCATAGTCGCCGTCCTCCAGCGCCTGCACGCTGGGCATCAGTTCCACGACGGACTTGTCGGGCTCATCAATGCTCTGCGCCCACACCAGAGCGACCTTCCCGTTGGGCAGGTACACCCGCACGTAAGGCCCACCGCCGCGGTCCTCGTCGTACTCGACCCGGATGGGGGGCGCCTCCTGCGCCTGCGTTGGCGCGGCTGCAGGTGGGGCCGCAGGTGCTGGCGCTGGGGCAGGTGCTGGCGCAGCGAAGCAGGCGAGGGCCGTGCGCCGGGCAGCACTGAAGCTGCCGTAGGCGTTGCCCAGCAGCGCCAGTGCCGCGTCCTGCGTGATGGCCTCGCTGATGTTCTCGATGCCCGCGGGACCGCCGCTCCAGCGCGCGCGGTTGCCCTCCAGCGCCATCACCAACTGCTCGCGCGCTTCGTCGTCGGTCTTGGTGGGGTCGCTGGCCTGCGCGCGCAGCACGTCACGGGTGGCTTCCTCCAGCGCGCCGAGCGCCGCGAGCAGTTGCGCGCGCGCCTCGCACTGGCGCTGTCGCGCTGCCTGGTGCTGCTGCCGCACCGCAGCCAGCGCCGCGGGGTGCGGCTGCGCCGGCGTTTCCGTGGCAGGGGGGGAGATCACGTTGCTCATGTGGGGCTCCTTGGGGGTGTGCGTGAAAGGGGGGTGAGGGGCGTCAGATGCGGGGCGGCATCTGCGCCAGCACCAGCGTGAAGGCGGCGTTCCACAGCGCGGTTTCGGCGTCGTGCTCCGCTTCGCTGCGCCGGCCTTCCTCAACGTCGCTCGGCAGCACCGGCTCGCGCCCGTGCAGGTCTTCGAACGCGGCAGCCATGAGCATGTTCGTGTCCAGCGGCGCCTCTGCGGTGCCGGCCAGCACCTGCGCCAGCACATCGGGCAGCAGGTACTCGCGCAGGAGCTGCACGTAGCGCCCGGCCAGTTCCAGCGGGGTGCAGAGGGGGGCGACGGGGGCGGGGGCAAGGGTCAGGGCTTCCATGTGCGGCTCCGGGTAGGCGGGAAACGGGGGGGCTCAGAACGCGTTGCGCCACATGCGGCGGTCGGCCTCGACGCAGGCGAGCGTGTCGTACAGGTTCGCCAGCCGCTGCTCGGCACGGTGCAGGGGAACGCCGGCCTCAAGCCGCGCATAGGCTGCCTTCAGTCGGCGCGCACTGAATGCCTGCTCAACGCGCCGGATGCGCCGATACATCAGCGCCTCGGCGCACTCCCAGGGTGCGGTGCGCTGCAGCCGGGCGAGCAGCCCCTGCTCGTGCTCCCGGTTCTGCCGCAGGTATTCGCCGACGCTGCGCCGTTCCTCGCGGCGGTTGCGCCCGTAGAACAGGGGCTCCTTCGGCTGCAGCGGCGCACCGGGCTTGCGCCGCTGCTGGCGCTGCACGGCACGGGCGATGTTCTGGCGACGGCGGATCAGGGGGGTGATGGCGGTCATGGCTGCGTCCTCATCCCTGCGCTTCGTTGGCCTGCTGCGCTGCACGCGCTGCCTGCTCCTGCATCAGCCGGTGCATCTGCAGCACACCGGGCAGGCGCCACTTGAGGAACTGCAGCGCCTGCTCCCGCAGGTCCTGCTCCTGCGCGTTGCGGGCGAGGCAGCGGGCCTCCCCCTGCCACGTTGCGCTGGCGCTGCTGGCGATGGTCACCAGATCCGCGCGCGCCGCCTGCTCATTCGGTGCGGCGCACACCGTGGCGATCAGCATGGCCTCGTTGGCGTCGTGCATGGCCTGCGCGGCGCACTCGAAGGCTTTCAGCGCGGCACGCTGGGCGTCCACGGCCTGCAGCCGGGCTTCGGTTTCGGGGGTCATGGTCGTTGCTCCTTTGGGGGTAGGCGGGAAATGGGGCAGGGGTCAGAACGGGATGTCCTCGAAAGCTGGCAGCGGCAGTGCATCGGCCGCCTCCTGTGCGGCGCGCAGGGAGTCGGCGTCGTCCCACCAGCGGATCGGCGGCATCACCTCCACCGTGTCCACGCCAGCGCGGCGCGAGGCCCACGCGATGGACGTGGCGCTGCACTCGTCCGTTGCGCAGGTGAGCACCACCAGGTCGTCGGTCTGCGCCAGCGCGCGCCGCGCCATGCAGACGGCCAGCGCGGCGGTTTCGTAGCAGTAGCCGTGGATCGGCTGGCTGATGAACGCGCCGTTGTCGTCAACCGGGTGGAAGGCGTGGATGGTGAACATGGCAGGTGCTCCGGGTAGGCGGGGAAGCGGGGTACGGTCAGTCGCGGGATTCGAGGAAACGGGCCACGTCGCGGCGCGTGCGCAGCTTCACGGGTCGGTATTCGGTGCGCTGGGGCAGGCCACCGCCGGTGACCAGCACCGGGTCCAGCGCCTGCACCGCACCGCAGGGCAGCAGCTCGCAGTCGTATCCGTTGCTGTGCAGCCACTGCAGCATTTCGTCCTGCTCGGCCGTGGCGCCTGCGGGCAGCACGAGGTCCAGCGCGAGGACGGTGCAGCGGTGGTAGGTGTCGCTCACCTGCTGCACAGCGTGTTCCGGGTCGGCTGCCTGCACGCGCGCGGTGCCGCAGGTGCCAGTGGGGTTGTCCCAGTCCTCGGGGAAGCAGTAGAGGGCGTCGTAGGCGGGCATGGTGGTGCTCCGGGTAGGCGGGCAGGGAGGGTCAGTGCAGGTAGGGGGCAGCCGCAGCGTGGGCCTCGGTCAGCCGGTAGGCGGCAGCCAGCAGCGCGTCGTCGCTGCGCAGCAGCAGCGCGCACTCGCGGGCATGTTGTGAGGCCTCGCGGTGCGCCGGGCCACGCACGCAGTCGGGCACGTCAGCCAGCGCAGCGCGCACGCGCGCCAGCTCGGTGGTCAGGTGCTGGCGCAGGCCAGCAGCGGAGGCAGGGTTCAGCGTCATGGTGGTGCTCCTGTGGGTAGGCGGGCAGGGGTGTCAGGTGCGGTGTGCGCGTGGGCGGATGGCGTCGGCCACGCGCCGCGCGCGCAGCCACGGGTCCGTGTGGTAGGCGCGGCAGTAGCCCCGCTCCAGCGCATAGGCCCATGCAGCCTCGTGCGTTTCGAACTGCAGGCCGTCCGCGTCCAGCCGCTTGAAGCGCCCCTTGCCGCCCCACTGGTTCGTGAGGTCCGGGTACAGGCGCGCGACCTTCAGCGTGTGGACCGTGCCGCCCCCGTGATGCACGGAAACGCACACGGGGGGTTGGCTGGCGGTCACGGGCTCCTGGGTGCAGGTGAGGCGGCGGTTGGTCATGGCTGGCTCCGGTGTGCGGGTAGGCGGGTCACAGCAGGCCGAGGCGCCGCGCGTGTGCGTGCAGCTTCTGGCGGGTGTTGGTCAGGTCAGCCGCTACGTGCCGGGCCTTGCCCTCCTGCACCAGCAGTTCGATCACCTCCAGCCGCAGGTCCGTGTCCGGGTCAACGACCGGGGGGGCGGCGTTCTGCACCCGGCGCAGGCGGTCGGCTTCCTCCTGTGCCTGCTGCGCCTGCCGCTGCGCGCGCTGCTCCGGGGTTTCCGGCGGCAGGGGGGGCATGGACAGCAGCTTCTGCACAACCCGCAGCAGGCGGGCATCGACGCTGGACAGCGGCAGCAGGGGCGGGGTGGCGGGCATGGCGGGGCTCCGGGGGGTGTGCGTACAGGGGGGCGGGTTTCAGAAGCGCACGTACTGCGCGCCGCTGTCGGTGGGGTCGGTGTCGGCGGTGGGCAGCAGCACCACCGCGCACAGGTCGCCTTCCTCGGCCATGGCGTCCGGGTACACATGCAGCGCCTTTCCGCCCGGGAGGGTGATGTGCAGGTACGGGCAGGTCACATCGCCCTCCCGCTGCACCTGCACACCCGTGATGGGTTCGAAGGGCTCGGCATAGGCCATGTCCGCGCGCTGCTGCTGCCTGTACGCCTCCTCCTTCCAGCGGGCGGCTTCTTCGCGCGCCGCCTGCAGTTCGGCCAGCAGTTCATTCCGTTCGTGGTCAGGCATCAGTTCCATGGCGGGCTCCGGTGTGCGGGTAGGCGGTGCGGGGGGGTAGGCGGGGGCAGCGGCTCACCACGCCTGCGAATGCGCAGCGGGGGTGCCGGATTCCATGGCGTCCACGCTGGCGTGCAGTTCGACCGCGCTGCTGGATTCGTCGTCCGCACTGCGCGGGTACACGCACAGCGCCTTCCCGTTGGGGAGGTAGATCACGAGGAAATCGCCGGCCCCCATATCGCTGCAGGTGTCCACCTGCACCCCCGGGATCGGTTCGCTGCGCTGCGGGTGCGCCTGCACCGGCTGCGGCTGGCGCAGTTCAGCGGGCACCGGCACACCTGCGCGGCTGGCTGCGGTCAGCACCGCCTGCTGTGCAGCGGCCAGATCGCGCAGCGCCTGCGCATAGGTTTCGACGGCCTGCAGGTGGGCACGGATGGCGGGGGTATTCATGGCGGGGGTTCCTGTGTGTGCGTGTAGGGGTCAGGCTGCGGCGTGGCAGGAGCGCACCGCGTCGTCCGCGCGCACCAGCAGCGGCAGCACCGCGTCGGCGCCGCAGCGGTCCAGGGCCTGCACGAAGCGGCGCACCCGGGCCAGCACCGCACGGGTGGGCAGGTGCCCGGTGCGTGCCGCTGCAGCGCCCTCCCGCGCCATGCGCGCCAGTTCGTGCGCACCGGGCACAGGCAGCCGGGGCAGTTCGGCAGCAGCGGCGTCCAGCACGTCCAGCAGCGCGGCGTCCGGCTGCCCGGCTGCGGGGGCGGCAGGGGCAGGACGGGCCACGCGCCAGCCGGTGTCCGAGTCCAGCACCACGACCCGGGCGCCATCCAGCCCGCTGCGCTGCGCTGCTGCCTGCTGGGCAGCCTCCAGCGTGTCGAACGGCGGGGTGTGCATGTCGAACGCGGTCACCTGCACTGCGCCGCTAGGCGGCTGCTTGCGGGTGCGGCGGGCGGGGGCGGTGGATTGGTAGGCGATGCGGAACATGGCGGTTCTCCTGTGCGGGTAGGCGGGCGGGGGGTGTTCAGCGTGCGTTCGGCACGAACAGGGCAGCGAAGGCGGCGTCTGCGGGCAGGCCCAGCGCGCGCACCGTCTGCACCGCATCCAGCGGCGCGGCGTTCACCCGGGCAGGCACTGCCGCGACGGCCTGCGTCTGCGCAGCCGGCACGCCCAGCACCAGCACCACGGCAGCCAGCAGCGCCAGTGCAGCGGTCAGCAGCGCCTGCAGGAGGCCCCGCTGGGCACGGGCAGCAGCGGCAGCGTCCGCAGCCATGGCGTCAGCGCGCGCATCCCGGGCCTCCTGGCGCGTGCGGTACACGTCCACGGGGGCACCGTCCCGCACCAGCGTCCAGCCGATTTGCTGGCGCGTGGCACGGCCGGTTTGGGGATTCAGGGCATAGGCGCGCTTCACTTGGTAGGTGTGCATATATGGCTCCGGTTGGCGCACGCACAGCACCGCGCGCGCGTGGTGCGCTGCGTTTGTGGCGGTGTCTTGTGTGCGGTGCATGGGTGAAACATTAGGCGTAGAACCCAATAGTTGTAGCCCCGCATTCCTGGGTATATGTAGCGCCGCGCTGGCATATTAAGTGCCGCCCTTATATATGCGCCCGGTGCTGCTGATATATATATGCGGCACCGGCTGCCCCGCCTGCCTGCACCTGCAGCGCTGCCCGGGGCTGCCTGCTGTAGCGCACACCTGCACCGGCTGCCCGGGTGCTGGCCACCTGCTGCCCGTGCTACCGCACGCATGCCCTGCCCGTGCCTGCCCGGGTGCCTGTGCTGCCCTGCCTGCTGCTGCCGCAGGTGTGCCCGGCTGCCTGCACTGCGCAGCTCCTGCACCGGCTGCACTCCTGCCCGCCTGCTCCTGCACTGCGCACCGGCTGCCCGTGCTGGTGCTGCCTGCCTGCGTGTGCCCTGCTGCGGCTGCCTGCTGCCCCGGGTGTGCCGTGCCTGCCCGGGTGTGTGCCTGCCTGCTGCCCGCCTGCTGGGGCGCGCAGCGCCCCGGGGCAGGCTGCACGGGTGCCCGGTGCCGGGTGTGCCGGTGCCTGCGCCCCTGCCCCCGCCCCGCTGCGCACGCGCGCCGCAGCTGCGGCCCCACACGGGCCGTTCGCTCGACCAGGTGCCACACCCCCACAGCCAGGCCGAACGTGCAGACAGCGCCCGCGTCGCGCCCCAGGGGGGGAGGTAAATCGTTGGGGCTTCGAGGGGTCGAAACCGCGGTGGGCCTCAGGCGCAGATTTTTTTCGTCCAAAAAGGGGTTCCTCGGGCCGCCGCGTGCCTTTTTGCGCTGGCCGCTGCGAAACCACTTGACGGCACGCGCGTTGTGTGTCCGATAGCGCGGCGCTACAATGCGCGCACGCCTGGTTCGGTGCTGCCTGCCAGGGGAATTTGCCCACCGCGCCAGCGGTCAACCCGGTTCCGATCCGGGAGCCCAGCGTGGGACAGGTATTTCCGAAAAAAATCTAAGCCCGCCGCAAGCGGGTTTTCCTTTTCTGGAGAGGGTTCGCGAGCAGCGGCGGGGTTGGTTGTTGCGCGCGATTTGCCGGGTCACACCGGACCTCTCCACCCGCTCCACAAACCGACTTTATGGAGTCGGCTCCACAACGCGGACGTAGCTCAGACGGTAGAGCAGGATCGGCCAGCCAAGGCCACGGTCCCGGTCGCTGGTTCGATTCCAGCCGTTCGCGCCCCCAACACAGTCAGCGCCCGCGCGGCGCTACCCAGCGGCAGGTGGGATCAACAGCCGCAGGCCGTGGCGTGACGAACGGTTGCCTGCGGCCTCATCCCCCGCCGGGCAAAGACGGGTGCGGCCATCATGACCTTCAAGCTCAAGGCGCTGGCGCCGCGCGTCGGGACGTTGAATACGCAGCGTGTGCAGCGACTGACGACAGACACGCAGCGCATCACCGGCAGCACATGGCAGAAAACCCGCGACCGCATCCTGCGGCGCGACAAGGGCCTGTGCCAGTGCCCCAAGTGCCAGGCACCCGGCGCCATCCCGTTGATCGCGCACGAGGTTGACCACCGCATCCCCTTGTGGGAGCCCGGCGGCACCAACGACGACTCCAACTTGTGGTCGCTCAACCGCGACTGCCACAAGAAGAAAACGGCCGACGAAGCCAAACGCCGCGCCGGCAAGTAGCCGCAGCGCGAGCAGCCTTTAGACACTCCCGCCGGCTGCTCCCCGGCACAGTTCCATGGACAACACACCTGCTGTCCGCGCCCTCCCGGTCGCGGACCTGATCCCCTACGCGCGCAACAGCCGCACCCACGACGAAGGGCAAATTGCCCAGCTCGCTGCCAGCCTGGATGAGTTCGGGATGGTGGGCAGCATCGTTGTCCGTGACGGCGTAATCGCCAAAGGACACGGCACGCTGGACGCTATCCGCAAGTTGTATGCGGCTGGCAAGCTGCTGTACCCGGCGCCAGGCAAGGCCGGCGGTGCTGACCCGTACCCTGTGGGCACGGCCCCGGTGCTGGAGGTGTCGGGCTGGACCGATGCGCAGTTCCGCGCATACGTCATCGCCGACAACAAGTTGGCCTTGAATGCCGGGTGGGACGAGGAAATGCTGCGCATCGAGTTCGATGCGCTGAAGGACGATGGCTTCGACCTGTCCCTTGTGGGTTTCGACGCCGACGAGCTCAAGGACATATTCACCGGCCCCGCTACCGGCGAAGGGGAGGGGGAAGGCAAGGGCGGTGAGCCCGACGAGGGCGAGAAGGTCGGCAGCCTGGCCGAGCGGTTCTTGATACCGCCCTTCACCGTGCTCAATGCGCGTGAGGGCTGGTGGCAGGACCGCAAGCGTGCCTGGCTGGCGCTGGGCATCAAGTCGGAACTCGGCCGCGGCGAGAACGCGCTGGGCATGAGCGAGCAGGCCAAGAACCCGGACACGTACCGGGAGCGCCGGGAGCAGACCGAAGACCTGCGCGGCGGCCTGACGCACCGGACCACGACCGACCCGTACCGCAACAAGAAAAAGGGCGAGATGGGCGGCGTGCTGATGAAGTCGTGGACTTCGCACCCGCTGTTCTACCCGCAGAAGCAGGCCAAGGAAAAGGAACTAGGCCGCGAGTTGACAACGGCCGAGTTCATCGAGAAGTACTTCGTCCCGCCCACGGACGATGCCTACACCAGCGGCACCAGCATCTTCGACCCCGTGCTGTGCGAGTTGGCCTATGCCTGGTTCTCGCCCAAGGGCGGCACGGTGCTGGACCCGTTTGCCGGCGGCAGCGTGCGCGGCGTCGTGGCGTCCAAGCTGGGGCGCCAGTACATCGGGCACGAGCTGCGCGCCGAGCAGGTAGAGGCCAACCGCAAGCAGGGCGCGGAGATCTGTGCCGACGCCGAGCACCCGCCGGCGTGGATATGCGGCGACAGCCGCACCATCGACAAGACCTGCAAGGACGTGCATGCGGACCTGGTGTTCACCTGCCCGCCGTATGCGGACTTGGAGGTGTACTCGGACAACCCCGCAGACCTGTCCACGCTGGGCTATGAGGAATTCCGCGCCGCCTACTTCGAGATCATCAAGAAGGCATGCGCGCGGCTGAAGAAGGATCGCTTCGCCTGCTGCGTCGTCGGCGAGGTGCGCGACAAGAAGGGCAACTACTACGACTTCGTGGGCGACACCGTGCAGGCATTCCGCGACGCTGGCCTGCACTTCTACAACGAAGCCATCTTGGTGACGGCCATCGGCTCGCTGCCGATTCGCACCGGCAAGCAGTTCGCCACCAGCCGCAAGCTGGGTAAGACGCATCAGAACATCCTCGTGTTCGTGAAGGGCGATGGCAAGAAAGCCGCCGCGGCGTGCGGCGAGGTTGACGTATCGGCGGCCATCAGTGCCGTCGAGGCCGAGGGCGGCGAAGGCGCGGAGGCCCTATGAGCGATATCGAAAAGAAGGGGCCGGGCCGCCCCGCCTACGAGCCCACCGAAAAGGAACGCCGCCAGGTCAAGACCCTCTCTGGCATGGGCATCCCGGACTACGAGATTGCCAAGGTCATGCAGGTGTCCGAGCCGACGCTGCGCAAGTACTTCGCACATGAACTGGACATAGGCCACATCGAGGCCAACGCCCAGGTGGCACAGAGCCTGTTCAGGCAGGCCACGCACGCGGAGAAGCCGAACGTGGCCGCCACGATCTTCTGGCTCAAGTGCCGCGCCGGCTGGAAGGAGGCCGAGCACGCGCCGCTTGGCAAGAAGGAGCAGCGGGAACTTGACGCGCAGACCGCCGAGCAAGGGACCGGCTGGGAGGACTTGCTTTCTCCCCCCGGCGCACGGGTGCAGTGACCGGCTCGTAGGGAATGGCCTGGGACCTGTCCTGCCCGGATTGGCAGGACCGTATCAGGGAGGGGCGCTCGCTGCTTCCCACGCTGCCGCTGATCCAGTCGGAGGCGAACAGGGCGGTGGCGATCTTCAACCGCCTGAGGCTGCCAGATGTGCCGGGCACGCCGACGATGGAGAAGGCGGCCGGCGACTGGCAGCGGGACCTGGTGCGCGCGCTGTTCGGCAGCTACGACCCGGCCAGCGGCGAGCGGCACATCCGCGAAGCCTTCACGCTGGTTCCAAAGAAGAACTCAAAAACGACTGGTGGAGCCGCCATCATGGTCACGGCCATGCTGATGAGCCGCCGGCCGCGGGCGGAATTCCTGATGGTCGCGCCGACTCTGGAGATCGCTGACCTCGCCTTCAACCAGGCGCTTGGCATGATCGAGTCGGACCCTGTGCTGCAGGTGAAGTGCAAGCCGCAGCCGCACCTGAAGCGCATCACGTACTTGCCCACGGGCTGTTTCCTCAAGGTGAAGTCCTTCGACCCGAAGGTTGTCACGGGGTCAAAGCCTGCTGGGGTCTTGCTGGATGAGGTCCACGTTATCGCCGAGGCGCACGACGCTGACCGCGTGATCGGCCAGCTCCGCGGCGGCCTGATTTCTCAGCCCGAAGCGTTCCTGGCGATGATCACCACGCAGTCGGAGCGCCCGCCGGCCGGGGTGTTCAAGGCCGAGCTGACGAAGGCGCGCGCGGTGCGCGACGGCAAGCTGAAGAATGCCGGCCTGCTGCCGCTGCTGTACGAGTTTCCCGAAGGCGTCGATTGGCGCGACTCGGCGAACTGGCACATGGTCACGCCCAACCGCGGGCTGTCGATCACGGTCGAACGGTTGATCCCGGACTACGAAAAGGCCGTGGTCGCGGGTGAGGAAGAACTGCGGCGCTGGGCCAGCCAGCACCTGAACGTCGAGATTGGCCTGGCGCTGCGCAGCGACAGATGGGCCGGCGCCGATTTTTGGGAGCGGTGCGCTGACAAGGTTCTGACTCTTGATGAGCTGATGGACCGCAGCGAGGTGTGCGTCGTCGGCATAGACGGCGGCGGCCTGGACGACCTGCTGGGCCTGAACGTGCTGGGGCGCTGCCGGGAGACGCGCCGCTGGCTGTCTTGGTCACACGCCTGGGCGCATGAAATCGCGCTGCAGCGGCGCTTGGAAATCGCCTCACGCCTGCGCGACTTCGAGGCCGCGGGCGAGCTGACCATCGTGGCCGTGCCCGGCGATGACGTGCAGGAGGTAGCCGATGTGGTGTGCCGCATCCGCGACCGCGGCCTGCTGCCTGAGAAAAACGCCATCGGCGTCGATGCAGCTGGCATCGGCGACATCGTTGACGCGCTGACCGACCCGAGCCGCGGCGACCCCGAGGCTATGGAGCAAATGATCATCGGCATCAGCCAGGGGTGGCGCTTGAACGGCGCCATCAAGACCGTTGAGCGCAAGTGCGCGGGCGGCGAGCTGGTGCATGGCGGCAGCACCCTGATGAATTGGTGCGTGGGCAACGCCCGCACAGAGGTACGAGGCAACGCCATCAGCGTGACGAAGCAGGCCAGCGGCACGGGGAAGATCGACCCGTTGATGGCCCTGTTCGATTCGGCCTCGCTCATGGCAATGAACCCCGTCGCCAGCGGCGGACAAAGCTTTTGGGAATAGGCATGAGCATCGACACCACCCGCATCACCGCCGCTGCTGCACGCGCGGCGACCGGCGCGGCCAAGGCGCTGACGGCCACCGCCGCGTTCCTTGGCCGCCTCACGCCCGACGCGCTGGCGCTGGCCGGCGGCAGCCTGGTGAGCTACGGCGCGAGCCTGATCTACTTCCCCGCCGGCTTCATCGTCGGCGGCGCGCTGCTGAGCGCCGTTGGCGTCATCGGCGCGATCAACGCCAAGCGCAAGGCCGGCGAGTGAGCTTCCTGGGCAGCCTGCTGCGCGGTCGCGGGCGCAGCGCCGCGCTCACGGCCGAGTCGTTCCCGGAGGGATTTTGGGAGTGCCTGGGCATCGGCCCCTCGGCAGCCGGCACAGACGTTAACTTCAAGACGGCGCTGCAGACGATGGCGGTGCTGGGCTGCGTGCGGGTGCTGGCCGAGGGCGTTGGCCAAGTGCCGCTGAAGCTGTTCAAGGCACGCCGGGACGGGGGCAGCGACGTGGCCTTCGACCACCCGCTGTATCGGGTGCTGTACCGCCGGCCGAACCCCTGGCAAACGTCGCTCGAGTTCCGCGAAATGATGGTCGCGCACGTCGCGCTGGCCGGGCGCTTCGTGGCATTCAAGTCCGTAGCGAGCAGCGGGCGGATCATGGAGCTGATCCCCTTCCTGCCCAACGAGGTCAGCGTCGAGGTCGATACCCGGCGCAACGTCACCTACCGCGTGAGCAGTGAGATCACCGGCGAGTCCGCGGTGTTCCCCGCCGAGGCCATCTGGCATGTGAAGGGCCTGTCGTGGAACGGCTGGGATGGCCTGAAGCCGCTGCAGCTCGCGCGCGAGGCGGTTGGCCTGTCACTGGCCACCGAGAAGGCACACGCGCTGCTGCACGCCAATGGCGCCCAGCCGGGTGGCCTCTACAGCGTGGACGGCACGCTGGGCAAGGATCAGTACCAGGCGCTGCGGAACTGGATCACGCAGAACCTGTCGGGCGAGAACCGCTTCAAGCCGTTGATCTTGGACCGCGGGGCCAAGTTCATAACCACGGCCATGACGGGTGTCGATGCACAGCATCTGGAAACTCGCAAATTCCAGATCGAGGAAGTGTGCCGCGCCTTCCGCGTGTTCCCGCAGATGATCGGGTACAGCGACAAGACCAGCACCTTCGCCAGCGCCGAGGCGTTCTTCATTGCGCACGTCGTCCACACGCTCATGCCGTGGTACGAGCGCATCGAGCAGAGCATCGACTGCAACCTGCTCACCGAGAAGGACGCGCGCGAGGGCATCTACGCGAAGTTCATCCCCAACGCGCTGCTGCGCGGAACGGCCAAGGACCGCGCCGAGTTCTACAAGGCGCTGTGGGAAATGGGTGCGCTGTCGCCCAACGAAATCCGCGCGATGGAAGAAATGAACCCCTACGAGGGGGGCGGCACCTACCGCGTGCAGTTGAACCTCACCGACGCGAGCAAGCCGACGCCCGACCCCGTGGCGCCGGCCGCAGCGGGCAAAGAAGAAAACGAGCCTCCCCAAAAGCCATCCCAGGCGCAGAAGGCGCGCGTGGCCGCCGGCCGCGTGCTGTCCGCGCGCAACGAGCGCCGCATCCGGGATGCGCAGGACAGCCTTGAGCAAGTGCTCGGGGAACTCGACAAGCAAGAGCAGGAGTAGGGCCATGCCCAAGCAACTCATTGACCTGGCCGCGCTTCCGATGCGGGCCATGAACCTCGCGCCGCGCGCGCTCGGCCCAGGTCATCTGCGGCTGGCGGCCGAGCAGGAAAACGAGGCCCGGCTGTACGTGTACGGCGACATCGGCGGCTGGTACGACGCCATCACCGCAGACAGCGTGGTGCGCGAGCTGGCAACGCTGGAGAGCGACACCGATCTGCATGCACACATCAACAGCCCAGGCGGCAGCGTGTTTGAAGGCATCGCCATCTACAACGCCCTGGCGATGCACAAGGGCAAGGTGATCGTCCACATCGATGGCATCGCGGCCAGCATCGCCAGCGTGATTGCCATGGCCGGCGATGAAATCCACATCGGCGAGGCCGCCAGCTTCATGGTGCATTCGCCCTGGACCATCGTCGCAGCCAATGCCAAGGGCCTGCGCAAAGAGGCCGAGGTGCTGGACGTGCTGGAAGGCGGGCTGCTGGACATTTACGCCGGCCGTACCGGCGCCGACCGTGAGGCGCTCGCCAAGTGGCTGGACGAGGAAACGTGGTTCCGCGGCCAGGCTGCCGTGGATGCCGGCTTCGCCTCTGCCCTCGTACCGGCCAAAGGCAAGGACGGCGACGGCGACAAGAAGAAGGCGCTGCTTTCCCCCTCCTACCTGCAGCGCAGCGCCATGCTGCCGCTGTTCAAAAACACCCCCGTGGACCTCCTGCCTGCCGATGACGAAGGCACGCCGGAGGTACGCACCCTTGAGCGCCTTCTGCGTGATGCAGAAGGCCTCTCCGCAGCCCAGGCCAAGCGAGTCATCGCCATGACCCGGGCACTGCACACCGGGCCTCGCGACGAGTCTCGGCTACCCGCCCCTGCTGCCGCACCCGCTGCGCAGCCGGCGGCACAGGACCGCCGCGATGACGGTCTGTCCGAGCTGAAGCGCCTAACTGCCGCCCTGCGCGGCCAGCCCGCCTAAGCACTCGTCCCCCCCAGCCCAACGAAGCCGCCCGCGAGGCGGCTTTTTGCATTTCAGAAAAGGAAACGTCATGTCTGACGCCGTGAAAGAAGCCGTCGAGCAGGCCATGCACGCGGTCAAGGAACTGCGCGATAGCAACGACAAGCTGCTCGCCGGCAAGGCCGATGGCCAGGCCGTGTCCGACCTGCAGGCCAAGGTCGAGAAGATCAGCGATTCGCTGGACCGCTTCGAAAACATGAACCAGCAGCTCGTGGCGGCGCAGGCCACCACGAAGGCCCAGCAGGAGCAACTGGAAAAGCTGGAAGCGGCCATCCAGCGCGCCGCGCTGCCCGGCGCCGGCACGGGTGCGGACGAGAAGGCCGCGGCCAAGGAGATGCAGAAGCTGTTCGACAAGCTGATGCGCACCCGCACCGAGGCCCGCGACCCGCAGGACGTGGTGAAGATCAAGCAGCACATGGCTGCGCTGGTCAAGGGCGACGACGCCAGCGCCGGCTACCTGCTGGCCCCGGCGGAAATCGAGCGCGCCATCCTGAAGGACGTGATCGAGCTGTCCCCGATCCGCCAGATCGCCACGGTGCGCATCATCGGCGGCCCGTCCTACAAGTGGCGTCGCCGCATCGGCACGGGCTCGGCCACGCGCGTGGGTGAAATCCAGCCGCGCACCAACAGCCAAGACCCGCGCTACGGGATGGGAGAAATCCTGGCGCCCGAAATGATCGCGCGCCACGAGGTCAGCCAGCAAATGCTGGAGGACAGCGACTACGACCTGCTGGCCGAGCTGCGCGAGGAAGTCTCGGAGCAGATGGCCGTCAAGGAAGGCCAGGAGTGCATCAACGGCAACGGCTCCATCGCGCACCAGATGGAGGGCCTGCTGGTGGCCTCTGGCATCGGCGAGGTGGTCACGGGCGATGCCAACAAGATCACCGTCGAGGGCTACATCAACTGCTACCACGAGCTGAAGACCGTGTACGCGCGCACGGCTCAGTGGGCGCTGAACCGCAAGACGCTGCGTGACACGCGCAAGCTCAAGGACTCCACCGGCCAGTACCTGTGGGTGCCTGGCTTCGCCACCGCCACGCCCAACACCATTTTGGGCGCGACGTACGTCGAGTTCCCCGACCTGCCTGACATCACCGCCAACGCCTACCCGGTGTTGTTCGGCGACTTCAAGAAGGGCTACACGATCGTTGACCGTGTGGGGCTGGGATTCCTCGCCGACTACATCACCGGCGCCGATGACGGCCTGGTCGTGTACCGCGCGCGCAAGCGCGTGGGCGGCGGCGTGAAGCAGGCCGAGGCCATCAAGAAGCTGAAGATCAGCGCCTAAGTGAAAAAGGCCCGCCCTGTGCGGGCTTTTTTGCATCCACGAATTCTTTGGAGTAGTTGCCATGCGCGACCTCGTTTCCTGCATCGCCGCCGTGCCGGCGCTCAACGCCACGCTGTCTGCTGACGCCACCAGCGCCGCCATCGACCTCAAGGGCTTCGACAGCGCCGTCGTCGCCATCAGCGTCGGTGCGGGCGGCATCACCTTCAGTTCGTCCAACAAGATCGAATTTCTGCTGCTGCACTCCAGCGATGACGTCACCTATGTGCCCGTCACCGCCTCGGACGTGCGCCTGGGCCAGAACGCCGACGCCAGCGTGGGCACCGGCGGCATCGTGAAGTCGCTCGTCGCGGCGCACGCCGCGCTCGACGTGACCGAGGTGGGCTACATCGGCTGGCGCCGCTACCTGAAGGTGACTGCCGACTTCAGCGGCACCCACGGCGCCGGCACGCCCATCTGCGTGAACGTCATCAAGGGCCATCCGGCCAGCGCCCCGGCCTAAGCCGTCCGCACCTTCCGCCACCCACAAATGGGCCGCCTTCGGGCGGCCTTTTCCATTTTCTGGAGGCCGCACGCATGGGCGCTCTTACCGACTACGCGCAGAACAAAGTGACGGACGCGCTGCGCCGCGGCCAGTCCCTCGGCGCACCGACCACGCTCTACTTCGCCTTGCTCACTTGCACGAAGGGGGCGCGGGCAAACAGCACTGCGTACTCGTTGAACGACACCATCGCGGTGCAAGCCAACGACAGCCGTTACCACCTCTACAAATGCACCACGGCCGGCACCTCTGCAGCGTCGCAGAGCACGCTGTATCCCGGCACGGCCGGCGAGTCCGTGACCGATGGCACCGCGGTTTTCACTGAGCAAAATTCGGCGCTGGACAACGGCACGGCCATGGTCGAGCCCTCGGGTGGTGGCTACGCGCGCGTTGCGGTCACGGCCTCGCTGGCGAACTTCAGCGGCACGCAGGGCGCCGGCACCACCACGGCCTCCACCGGCACGACCGGCACTAGCTCCAACAACAACGCGATCACCTTCCCCACGCCCTCGGCCGACTGGACCACCGGCACGGTGAAGATTTGGGGCTGGGCTTGGTTCGATGCGTCCTCGGCGGGGAACGCATGGGAGTGGGGTCCGCTGACCGCGCTGCAGTCCGTGCTCAACGGCCAGAGCGCCCCGAGCTTCGCCAGCAATGCGCTTTCTCTGACCGTGGGCAACTGACCAGCCATGGCGCAGCACTACTTCGACAACCAAACTGTCACGACCACGGGTGTGAAAGCACCCAACTCGCTGACAAAGTGGCCCGAGTTCGGCGGCACGGCCCAGGTTGCCGTTTCCGGCGGCACGGCGACGGCGACCGTCGAGCTGCGCGCGTGGAACATCAGCGGCGCCAAGGAAACGTTGGCGCAGTTCGTCTTGCCGGTCGCATCAGGCGCCAAGGCCGGCAACTTGTTCGATTCGGTGGTGGTGGCGAGCCAGTGGGAGAACTGGGATTGGAATGTGCTGGCGCTGGGCGCTGGCGCGTCGCTGCAGCTCACCCTGTCCGGCTCGGGTATCTGAGGCAGGCATGGCGACCGTGAACCGGCTGCTCTCCGGTGTGTCCTCCAGCGTGAGGGTGGCACCCAACGGTCGCGTTCCGACCTACACGCGGCCTGGCACCACGCTGGCCGGTGGCGCAGTGCTGCAGAGCTCTGCATTCACTCGAGCGTTTGCCGCCGGAACGCTTGCCACGCTGTCGTCGGGAGCGGTTCTGGCCGGCACTGGCACGCTGCGCTCGCTGGTGAGCGGAACGCTGACGGTGCCCAGCTCTGGCGGCAACGCTGGTGACATCAACTACCGCTACGTGGGGCCTTCGTCGCTTGGAAGTGGCGACGGATCGAGCTGGGCGAACCGTGCCGCGTGGAGCACCGTCACGCTCCAGCGGGGCCGCACGTACTACGTGATGGATGGCAACTACACGAGTCGCACTCTCAGCACAGCAGTAAGTGGCACCACGCCGATCACGATCAAGAAGGCCACCATCTTCGACCACGGCGAGGACATCAGCGGAGGCTGGAGCGATTCGATGGGCGATGGCCAGGCTGCTTTCGCAGGCACGCTCAACATCACGACGAGCAATTGGGTCATCGACGGCCAGTTCCGCAACGAGAACAACTGGTTCGATGCCGCTGCCTACGGCTTTTCCATCGGCAGCGACACGGATCAGTCGCAAATCGTCATCAAGAACTACGGCAACGCGCCGGACAACGTCACTATCAAGTACGTGTACTGCCCGGGATGGTCAGCCTTCATGCCAAAGACCACCCAGCGCATCTATGCCATCGACGTGGATGATGGCGACGGCGGCAGCACCAGCACCGGGTTGGTGTTCAGCCACATGTTCGTGTCGAACTCCAACAACATATGGTTCCTGCGCACGACCAGCGGGGCCATCGTTGAATACTCCGCGAGCGACAACGTCAAGTCCAACGGCCCGAACCACGGCGAGATCGTCAACCTCTACTACAGCGGCAACAACTGCACGGTGCGCTACAACAAGTGGCGCAACTGCTACACGGACACGGGCGGCTACACCGACAACAACGGTGCCTACCGTCACGGTGGCGGTACGTGTCTCGTGGCCATCACGGCAGCCAACGGCCTGCTGTTTTACGGCAACGAGTGCGTTGATTTCAAAGTCGGCGACGGCGCGCTTGGCTACGACGGACAGTCGTCGAGCAACAACCGCGTCTACAACAACACGTTCGTGCGCGGCATCGGCTTCAACAGTGGTTGCCGCTGGGGCACTGGCACCAACAACGTTATCCAGAACAACCTCTGGATTAACTGCACAACCATCGACATTCAGGGCCAGACGATCAGCCACAACGGTTTTACTGGCTCCACCAGCATCGGCTCCAACGTCCAGTCGGGTATCTCACCCACCGCGCTGTTCAACGACTACGCGGCCAACGATTTCACGCTGAAGGTCGCAACCACAGCCGGCACGTCGCTGGCCTCTCCCTACAACGTCGACATGCTCGGCAACACGCGCGGCGCCGATGGCGTGTGGGACCGCGGCGCTTACGAAAAGGTCTGATCCATGGCAGCCCCTACCTTCGTCACATCGGTTGACACGAGCACCTGGGCTCAGGCTTTCGGCAGCGCGTTGACCATGGCGGTCACCACCCAGGTGGGTGACCTGCTTGTAGTCGTCGGCAACCTCAAGAGCCACATCGACGGCCTGGTCATCTCTGACAGCGCCACCAACACGTGGACGCAGCGCGCGGACCTTGCGGTCGATGGTTCGCACACCGAGGTCTACGTCTGGACGGCCACCGCCGCCACGGCAGCCTCGGTGACGATCTCAGTGGCACGCGGCGCCGCCGGGGAGGGGGATGATGGCATCGTCTTCGGGGCCACGGCCTACCAATTCCGCAACCATGGCGGCGTCGGAGCGGTGGTCACTGGCAGCGGAACGGCCACGGCCCCGAGCGTGAACATGACCACGACTGGCGCAAACAGCGCGGTGGTGATGTTCGATGCTGACCGGGCCGCCACGGCGCTGACATCGCAGACCTATCGTGCCAACGCTGGCGCATTCACCGAGCGCGTGGCCGCTGTCGCTCAGAACAACGACACGCTTGGCAACGAGTACACGCTCTATCACGGCTACCACGCCGATGCCGGCGCCATCGGCACCTACGCGCTGGGTATGACCGCGCCGGCCTCACAAACGTGGAGCCTGGCCGCCCTGGAGGTGCTGGCTGCTGGAGCCGGCGGCAGCACGCCACGTCGGCGAAGCCTCATGGGCCTGGGCCTCTAAAAGCCCGCCTTCCCTCGTCCGTACCAAGGCAGCACGCCTGATGGCGTGACTGCCTGCGCCTGCTTGCGGTGCTGATCACAGGAGAATAGTTGTGTCTGATAATTTTTCCGCGAATCCCGGCAGCGGCGGCGCCACCTTCGGCAGCGATGACGTTGGCGGCGTCCACTACGTCCGGCAAAAGCTCATTCACGGCGCCGATGGCGTCAATGACGGCGACGTGAGCGCCACCAACCCGTTCCCGGTCAAAGCCAGCCCGGAGACGGGCACCGTCTACAACGGCAACACCGCGCTGACGCCTAAGTTCGCCGCCATCGCTGCCAGCACCAGCGGCAACAACACGCTGGTCGCGGCAGTCACCAGCAAAAAGATTCGCGTGCTGGCGCTGTGGGCCAACGCCAACGGCACGGTCAACGGCAAGTTTCAAACGGGTGCGGGCGGCACCGACCTCACAGGGTTGCTGTACTGCACCGCGCAAAGCGGCATCGTGCTGCCGTTCAACCCCGCCGGCTGGTTTGAAACCGCCGCGGGTGCGCTGCTGAACCTCAACCTGTCGGCCGCAATCGCGGTCGGCGGCTCGCTGCTGTACGTCGAGGTCTAAGCCGTGCATGCGAACTGGGGCAAGGCTACGACCACGGGCGGCGCCGGCAACCTGACGCTTGCCGCGATCACCGGCTACCCGACGCCGTACCAATGTGCGGCCGGACGGCAGTTCCCCTACGTCGCCCTGACGGCGCAGGAGACGCCGCTGGAGGCCGGCTTCGGCTACATGAGCGACGCCTCGACGTTCGTGCGTACTCGCGTCGTGGCGCAGTACAGCGGCGGCACCGTCACGCACGGCAACCTTACGGCTATGACGCTGCCGAACGGCGCGCGCATCGTGTGCTCGCCCCATGCCGCGTCCATCGAGGCCATGATGCCCGTGGTCGATGACACGTCCGGTGTCGGCCGATTCGTGACGACCGGCCACCGGAACCAGACCACGGCGAACCACACAGCCGTTTCGCTGCAGGCCGTTTATCACCCGTTCCTGCTGCGCTGCGGTGGTGTCGTCGCCAGCATGGCGATCAACGTAGTCACGGCTGCTGCATCTGGCGGCCAGGCCCAGCTCGCGCTGTACGCCCTGAAGGCAGGCAGCGGTGGCGTCGGCGACCGCATCAACGGTGCGTACACGGCGGCTTTTGCGGTGGATACCACAGGCTTCAAGGTCGGTTCGCTGAACACGCCGCAGTTCCTGCCGCCCGGCATGTACGTCGCCGCACTCGAGTACCAGGGCTCTGGCCTGGTACTAACCGGCCACGCAACCACCGGCGCTTCCCTCATCGGCGGATCGCCATTTGGCTTCAACGGCAACTCCACCACTGCCATCGAGTACCGCACCGAGAACTTGGGCAGCCTCGCGCTGCCCAGCTCCAGCGGAACGACCACGGCTTCGACGTTGGGCACGGCCCCGGCGCCGATGATCTACCTGGGGGTCCAGTAATGGCCGTCACCTACATAGAAAAGGGCGACGGCCTGCACACGGCCATTTCCCTGGGTGGCCACTGGCTCATCGAGCGCGATGGCGTCTGGATCGCCAGCAACGACGCCGCGGTGCAAGCCGTCATCGACACCTACAGCCTTGAGCAGGCCAAGGCCTGGGCCTGCTCCAAGGTCGCGCGCCACGCCAAGGCGCTGCGTGATGCCGTGATCGCCGACTACAGCGCTGCCGAAATGGCGTCCTGGCCGATCAAGTTGTCCGAGGCGGCGAAGTTTGCTGTGTCCGGTGACCCTGACGACGCGCCAATGCTGTCGACCGAGGCCGCCGCCCGAGGCATCACGCTGGCCGAGCTCTGCATGAAGGTGGATGGCCGCGCGTCTGAATTCGCCACCCTGGAGGCGCTGATTTCCGGCGTGGACGGCATGCACCGCGATGCCATCAACGCCATTGCGGGCGGCCCCGGCGCGTTTGAGGCTGTCGCGCGCTACAACTACCTGACCGGCTGGCCGGTCTGACGCCATGAGCCTCGGCCTTGGCCCGCTCGGCACCCACGCGCTGGGCCTGCCGGCGAACACCAGCACCGCCGCACCGGAAAGCTCGCCAGCGCCGCTGCCTCAACTTGCGCTGCTGGGTGGTGCGACAGCCATCGGCATGTCTGGCACTGCTGGCACTACCAGCAGTGCCAGCCCGGCCACGCTGACCATCACGTATGGCGATGCAATGCCGATGCCGCTGCCTCAGCTTGCACTGCTGGGCGGCGCCACGGCAACGGGCGGCACTTCTCTGCAGGCCGCGCCTGCCGCCATCGCCACCAGCGCCGCGCCGGCCGCGTTGACGCTGCGGGTTCCGCTGGCCGGCACTGGCGCCACGGCGGTAACGAACACCGGCTCGGTGTTCAAGGACTACGGCTACCCCGCACCGCTGCCACAACTGGCGCTGCTGGGCGGCGCCAGTGAAGTAGGCGTCTCGTTTGTCAACACCGAGTTGACCGGTGCCGGCATCGACCCACTGTGGCTGCGCGCGCGGGCAGCGGCGCTCCATGACGATGGTGCGGTGCTGGCGGGCTCGGGAACGACGCGCACCTCGGGCTATTCAACGCTCATACGGCCGGTGCCGCTGGAGGCAACGCCTTACGTCACGTCCTGGGCCGCGGCGCCGGCATCGCTCGTCGTCTCGACGCTGATTACGTCGCCGGAAACTGCGACGGCCTGGGTAGCCGAACCGGCGTTGCTGGTGACGTACCGGCTCATCGCCGGCACCAGCAGCGTGTCCGCGCACGCAGCGGCTGCATCACTGACTGTGAGCGCCACGCTGGCCGGCAGTGCCAGTTCGGCTTCGTCCGGCAGCGCCATGCTCAACGGGGCGGCCCTGTACGGCACTGGCACGACGCCCGCGCGCGGCCAAGGCGACTTCACGCCAGGTGCGCCGTTCCAGCAGATCGCTGGCACGGGCGCCACGTCCGTCTCCGGACAGGCCGAATTGGACCTGGGCCTGCCGCGGGTGGTGCTCGTTGCCTCGGCCAGCACGGCGACGAGTGGCTCTGCCGAGCTGACGCCCGGCGCGCAATCGGTGCAGCTCGCCGGCACTGGCGAAACGCGCGTGCAGCCGGCGACTGTCTCACTCGCCGTGCGCGTGGCGCTGCAGGCCATCGCCGCGGCTCAGACCAGCGCGCGAGGAACGCTATCGGGGCAGGTGGCCCCGCCGCCGCCGCCCGATCTTGAGTACACGCGCGCGCCGCTCGGCAGCGGCTTCAACGCGACCAGCGTCGGACCCAAGCCGACAAGCACCCGCCTGCGGGTGCGCACGACGCGCTTCACGAGGTAGCGAGCATGACCACCACGACGATCACCCCCGCCCCGGCGGGCGTGGTCAGCCTGGCTTCGGCCAAGCTGATTTGCAGGGTCGAACATGACCTGGAGGATGCGCTGCTCACGGGCTACATCGGCGCTTCGGCACGCATGGCCGAGCAGAAGATGCGGCGCCCCATCCTCCAGGCCACCTATGAGAAGGTGACCGATCAGTTTCTCGCCGTGCTGTCGCTGGATCATGCGCGCGCGCAGGTGCAGTGGATCAAGTACGTGGACGAGGATGGTGTGCAGCGGGCACTGGACCCTCAGGACTACCTCGTTGACAACGCATGCGAGGTCGAGGGCAGCTACGTCGCGCCGGCGTTCGGCCGCTCCTGGCCTGCCACGCGACGGGAAATGAACGCGGTGCGGGTGCGCTACACCGCGGGCCTGTGCAACGCCGTGGAGGACGTGCCTCCGGACATTGCGACGTGGGTGCTGCAGCACGTCAAGGCGATGTACGACGCCCCGGGCGCCACCAGCGAGCGCGAGCACAAGACGCTGCCGTACCTGGACTGCCTGCTGGCGCCCTACGTGGTGTTCTGACGCATGGGCAGCTTCAACTTCCGGGTGCAGTTCCTGCGCTACTCCGAGGGCAAGAGCGCCAGCGGCCAGCGGTCCCGCGTGCTGGTGCCGGTGCCCGTGGGCACGCCCGACAACCGGCTGTGGTGCAACGTGCGCTACCCGAACGGCATGGAGCAGATCAGCAACGGCGCTGACGCATCCATCGTGCGCGCATCTATCAGGCTGCGTTTCCGCACTGGCATCGACGCTGACATGGTGGCCGAGATCGACGGGCGCCACCACCAAATCGAGGGCGTACTGCCTACCGATGACAAGAAGTTCATCGACCTGGCCGCCAAGGTCATCAACCTAAAGAGCTGACGCATGGCGAAGATTTTTCACGACTCGGTCGCTCAGACGAGCAACAGCACGGGCACGGGCGATTTCACCCTGTCCACCACCACCACCTATCTTGGCCGGCGCACTCTGCAGTCCGTGCCCGGCCTGGCCGTAGGCGATACCTTTGCCTACCGCATCGCACTCGTGGATGCGGATGGTCAGGAAACGGGCGTGTGGGAGACGGGCGAGGGCACTTACGTTTCTGCCAACACGGTGCGCCGCACGTCACCGCAGGCGGGCAGTGCCGGCGCCGCGACGCTCGTGAACTTTGGCGCCGGCACAAAAAAGTTCACCTTGACAGTTAACGCGGCCGACATGCGTTGGCTCGCAGGCCTGGCATCTGGATGCACGATCAACAGGGGAACAGATGGGTACATCACCACTGTGGTCGAAAACGGCATCACGTACACCTTCAACTGGATCACGGTCGCTGGCCTTAAGCGCCTGGGGACCGTCACCGGCGGCGGCAAGACCTGGACGATGAGCCATTCCGCAGACGGTCGCAGCATCACAGGCATCACCGTCACCTGACGCCTCCGCGTTTCCCACCGCCTCGAATTCAGCCCGCCTAGCGCGGGCTTTTTCATTTTTAGGTGTAGCCCATGAATCTCACGCTGAATGCAGAGCCGCTGTATCTGCCAGAACTGCAGAACGGTCCGGCGCTCACGGTGCCTGCCACGGTTTCCTGGGCTGGCCCCACTGCCGCCACCATCGCCACGGCCAATTTGGTGCAGCAGCTCGCCGCCGCGCGATCTGGACGTAGGGGATGGTTCATCCAGAACTTCTCGACAGTCGATATGTGGATTGACGACACAGCCGATCCTGTCGAAAACGCATGCATCTGCGTCGGTCCGGGCCAGGAGTACTGCTGCGCCCCCAATATGGTGACCGGCGGCGTCCTCAAGATTAAATGCTCGCAGGCCGGCGCGAAGTTCGCCTTCCGGGAGGCTTACTGACATGCCGTCCTCCCTTGGTAGCTTCCGCGGCACTGAGCGTGGCCGCTTTTGGCAGGTGTTCGGCCTGAATGCGCCGGCCGGGCAAACGGCAGCGCCTGGCAATGCCGTCATGAATTTTCTCAACGGCTGCACCTACACCCTGCCTGCCGGATCAGCTGAGGTCGGCGGCCAGTTGCGCATCTGGGTCGCTGGCCGAAAGGGCAACAACAACGCCACCGATGTTGTTGGCCTGGGGCTGCGCTGCGGGACCACTGGTACTTCCACCGATCCATTCCTTGCCTCCTTCGGCACGGTGAATACGTCGCGCCTTGATCTCACCGACACCTCGCGCTCGTTCGCGTTCGCCACGCGCTGGCGCTTCGACACCGCAACGCTCATCCGCCGCATGGGTGCGGTGTCAGGCATTGCAAGCGAGTCGGCCCAGGTCGGCACGCAAGTAGCCGCCGGCACCACCGACACGATCCCCAACATCAATACAGCCAACATCACTTTCCGGCTTTACGGCGCGCTGAGTGTAGGCACGGCCGAATGGATCGTGGTCGACGAATTCGCCATTGAAGTAATCGAACCCTTCCGCCCCTGAAATGCCTACGACCTCCTATAAGTGGTTCCCCGGCCACTACGTTTTGATCTACGGAGGCAAGGCAGACCCGGACGGTGGCCTGGGCAGGCTGCTCGATCAGCTTGATGCGTTTCCAAATCTCATTGGCGTTCAAAAGCGGTACGCATGGAAAGACATCGAGAACACCAAGGACAACTACTATGGTGCTGACGGCAATGGAGGCATCAAGGAAATCCTTCGTGATCTCGAAACTTGCAAAGCCCACGGCAAGTATTTGAGGCCATTCATCACATTCAAAGGCTTCAATGGCGGGCGAGGCGCTCCGAATTACCTGCGCCCTGGGCAGGCTGGATATGAGGCTGGTTTTGGTGATGGCGTCTATAACTGGCCGACAGGTACGACGCGCAACGAGCATCCCTGCCTATGGCTTCCGGCCATCAAGGCCCGCTTCATCAAGCTTTTCCAAGTGCTCGGCCAGCAACTCGACAGCAAGGGATACCCCGCAACGGACCCTCGCTGGTGGCTGTCGATGGTTGACGTCAACGAGACGTCATGGGGGACAGTTCCGGCCGGCACCGGCACCGATACAGCAGTAGCACGGCAAAAGCTGATGCTTCAGGCGTTCAAGGAGATGTACGCCGCGTGGAAAGCGGCTGCGCCCACAACGCTGCTATGTCACTTCCTGAACTATCCCAACAACGCAACGTTCAGCGTCCTAAACGGCACACCTGACGCACCAACTATCGGCTTGCCAGCCGCTATGCAGTCCATAGGGTGCATTGCCATCGGTGGCCCTGATAACTGGCTAGGAGACGACGACCTCGTAGGAACTGCCACGCGGCCTGGCGTGCTCAAGCACTACGACAACCTTCGCGGCCTGCTGCCGATCAGCCCTTCCAACCAAGAAGCCGACTACGAGTACAAGTCAGCCAAGGACCAGCGGGCCGACGATGACAGCGAAGGCGGCACAGATACCAGCGTCAACAACATCACGATCCAGGCGCTGTACGACCGTGCGACCACCAAATCTGTCATCTACCCGCCGCCGCCTGCCTCCGGAGGTGTTGAGCGCTTCCCAAGCCACGGCACTCACATCACCTGGGCAGCACGCACAGAGGAGATAGGCACTTTCGGTCGCAACCCATGGAACGAGGTCAAGGACTTCTTCTCCAAGCTGTGGAATACCCCCGGCACTCCTGAGTACCGCAACAAGACTCCTGGCATTGACGCCACGCCTGAAGGCATTCCGCTTCTGATCCAAGACTCGGCTCCACCCACGCCAACGGGGATCTCGGTCGTACTGACCAGCGACACGGGCGAGCTCAACAACGACAAGATCACCAATAACGCTGCTGTCAGTGTTATTGGAGCTGCTGTCACGGCGACCATCGAGTACTCCACACTGACAGTTGGACCGTGGAGCACGACCAGGCCGGCAGCTGTGGAAGGCAAAAACACCCTCTACGTGCGCCAGCGCGTCAGCGGTGTGCCAAGCGATGCCAGCGACCCACTGGAATTCACACTCGACACCACCAAGCCCACGGTGCTGCGCACCACAGTAGACGCTGAGCTGGTGAGGGTGACTTTCACAGATGCGCTGCCTCTGTCGGAGGTTGATCCGTTTCGGGCAGACAAATCGTGCTTCCGGGTCACCATCAATGGTGTGGCTGCAAACGTCTTCGGACGCTTCGTCAGTGGACCGCTCAAGTACTACAGGCTTGAAATGACACCCGCTGCCGTGGCCGGCGACGTGGTTAAGGTCAGCTACACCCAGCCGACCACCGGTACAGCGCGCATACAGGACTCGGCCGGCAACTATGCCGACAACTTCACTGACCTGCTGTGCAACAACGTCACAGGCTTGCCCAACCCGACCACAACGGCGACGGTGACCAAGATCGGGGGCGTTGCGCCAGGCGGGTACACCCCGCAGGACGCGGTGCTAATCGAAGGCACGCTGAGTGCGCCACTGGCCGGTTACGAAGAACTGGAAGTCCGCAAGAAATCCACGGCAGTCAACGAGGCTGGCGAAACCGTTGATGTGTGGGTGCTGCTGGGTGCGGCAACGGTCACAGGCACCACTTGGACCTTTCAAGAGGGCCACCGCAACGATGGCACCTACACATGGACGGCGCGTGTGCGAAACGGCGAGAAGCTCGGTGCGTATGCACCGGACGCAACCATCACCATCGACACCGATCCACCGAACCCGCCATACATCGCCAACGCTGCATACCGCGTGGGATCGCCGTTCGTTGTCACGGGTAACTGGAGTGGGGCGTCCGACGAAACCTTGAAGGTGGTGGTGGCCGGTACGACCTACACCAGTAGCAACGGCCTGGCCATCACTGGCGGCGCCTGGAGCTTGTCACTGCCATCCAAGCCGGTGGGGCGCTACAACGTGACCGCCACCGTCACCGACCTGGCCGGCAACGCGACCAGCAACGACGATCCTGGGTTCGTGGACGTGTATCCGCTGCCGTCCATAAACGAACTGCGCTTGGCATTCGCCAAGCGCGCGTAGGGGGATGGCCATGGAGTTCAACTTCAGCTTCGACTTCGCCTCCGCGCGGCGCCGTCTGGAGGACATCCAGTCGGCGATGGAAAGCGCCACGCGCCCGGCCGCGCACCAGGGCGCGCTGGTGCTCTACAACGAGGTGAGGGCGCGCGTGGCCGCGCTGCCCGAGAGCGTCACTGGCAACCTGCTGAAAAGCATCTACCGGCAGTTCGCCGAGGGCGAAAGCTTCCCAGCGGTCAGCAAGTCACCGCGCTACCCGCGGGCAACCTATGTGGTTTCGTGGAACTGGCGGGATGCACCGCACGGCTGGCTGGTCGAGAACGGCCATATCCAGTGGTACGTGGTGCGCAAGGGCAGTAAGGGCTGGTTCACCGTGAAGCGCCCAGGCGTGGAGGGGCCGCCCCCGCCGCGCGACGCCTCCAAGGCGGTGAAGGACGCCTACTGGCTGCCATGGGAGAACGGTCCGCGCTGGGTTGAGCCGTCGCCCTTCCTGCGCCCCGCCTGGGATGCCAAAAAGCACCAGGCCCTGATGGCTGCACAGGCGACCTTCTTCAAGCGCGTGATGGAGATGCTGCAGTGATCCGCGAGAAGCTATTCGCGGCGCTGGTGCCGCTGGTGCCAGATGAGCGTGTTTTCCCAGGCGGTGCGCCGCTGGATACGCCGCGCCCGTACATCACCTATCGCCAGGTAGGCGGTGAGGCTGTGGACTTCATCGACAAGGCCACCCCCTCTAAGCGCAATGCGCGTGTGCAGGTGAACGTTTGGTCCGATGACGGCGACGAGGCCACGGCGCTGATCTATGCCGTGGAGGACGCGCTGCGCGCGGTGCCCGGCCTGCAGACCACACCCCTGGGGGCGCACTTCGACCGCGACGAGCCGGACCTAAACCTGTACGGCCGGCAGCAGGACTTCAGCGTCTGGGCTGACAGGTAGCCCGCGCAACTAGCAACCGAAACGAGCCCGCCAATCGGCGGGCTTTTTCTTTGCGCCCGCAAGGGCATGGACCAGCGCCCCCTGCGGGCGCTTTTTTGTGCCCGCACGGGCGAACACGAAAGGGCTGCAAAGCGGCCCGAAGGAAATCCACATGAGCTTTTCGCTGCCTGACGGCTCCAAGATCTACATTTCCGCGGGCCTCGGGGCGCCCATCACCGTCTCCGCGGCGTCCAACGCCAACCCGGCGGTGCTGACGGCCACCGCGCACGGCCAGTCCAACGGCGCCGAGTTCCTGTTCAACTCTGGCTGGGAAGAAGCCAACGACTCGGCCTACCGCGCCACTGCCGTGGCGACCAATACGCTGTCCGTCGAGGGGCTGGATACCTCCGACACGAACTGGTTCCAGGCGGGCTCTGGCACGGGATCTATTCAGGTCATCACCGGTTGGACGGAAATTCAGCAGGTGACGGATATCAGCATGAACGGCGGCGACCCCAAGTACGCCACCGTTGGCTTGCTCTCCCGCCGCCGCGACATTTCGCTGCCCGCCGGCTTCAACGCCATGCAGGTGCAAATCACCATCGCTGATGACCCGCTGCTGGCGGGCCAGGTGGCGCTGTCGGCAGCCAACCGCACCATCGCCAAGCGCGTGTTCAAGGTGGCGATGGCCGGTAGCGGCCCGGCCTACTTCTACGGCAACGTGGCGTTCAACAACACGCCGATCATGCGCAAGGGCCAGGCGAACACGGTGCAAGCCACGATCAGCGTGCTGGGCCAGTTCACGCGCTACGCCTCCTGATTTTCACGGGAGCAGGTCCGCTTGAGCAGCGGGCCTTTCACAAGCCACGGGTCGCCCCCGTGGCTTTTTTTTTGACTTCGCAACGACTACACATCATGGCAAAGCTCTCCCTCACCACCCGTCCCGGCCCATTCACCAAGACCGTAAAGGTGCCAACGCCCAGCGGTGAACCGCTGGACCTGACCGTCACCTTTGTGTACCGGACCCGCACTGAGCTGGCGAAGTACAACGACGAGTACATGGAGCGCTCTCGCGCGCGTACTCAGGCCATCCTCGACAAGGCCCGCGAGGATGCGGATGCCGCTGTGAAGGCGGCACAGGAAAAGGCAAAGGAAGCCGAGGAATCCGGCGGCACGGTGTCGGTCATCGACATTCCGCAGATCAAGCCCATGTCGGACTTTTCCATGGCCGAGGCGTTCAACGTGGCCGGCGCGGAGTACGTCACCGCAGTGCTGGAGGGCTGGGACCTGGAAGTCGAACTGAACCTGGCAAACGCGCAGAAGCTGTGTGACCTGTACCCCGGCGCCGTGCAGGCGATTGCCGAGGTCTACAACAAGTCCCTTAAGGACGGCCGCTCGGGAAACTGAAGGCCGTTGCCCGCGCGCTGCACGCGAAGCCCATGAATGAGGCGGAACTGGCCGCCTGGGGCTTCAAGTCGCATGAAGTGCAACGCTCATTCCCCGAGATATGGGCGGAAAACTGGCCTGCCGTGCGCCTGTTTATCAGGGTCGGCAGCCAGTGGCGCGCGGGCATGGGCGGCCCATACGCACTCGATCACACCACCGTGCTGCTGCACATGCAGCGCATGGACCTCACGGACGATGAGCACGAGCAGCTCTTGGATGACATATCCGAGATGGAGCATGCCGCGCTCGAAGCCATGAGCGAGCAGAAGGAATAACCATGGCAGGTGAGCAGGGCGGCGCAAGCGGCGGTGTCTCGGGGGGCACCCATGCCGAGTTGGGCATTGGCGTCAACACCACGCAGGGGGAGCAGGGGCTAGACCGCTTCGACCGCCGGCTGCAGGAGACGGCGACGAGGGCGCGCGAGTCCGGCGCCGCCGCCTCGCGCGGCTTCGCGCAGTTCGGCCCGGCCGTGGAGCAGGCGGCCAAGCAGGCCGACGCCGCCACCAAGCGGGCCATGAGCCAACTGCAGCGGCAGATCGCTGAGTACCAGGCGCAGATCAACAACATCTCGCGCACTGAGGCGATTGCGCCGTTCCGCGGCTTCGACACGAACAACGCAGCGTTTCAGGCGCTGGCGCAGCAACTGCGCGAGGTGCGGGCGGAAGCGGAGCGCGTGGCTCGCACCAATACCTTCACCGAGGGCCTGGACCGGCAGATCGAGCAGACCCAGCGCAAGCTGCTGCAGTTGCAGCAGCAGTTCGCGGCTGTTGGGGGCGACCGTGTGGCACTGGCGGCCACGGCACTGGATGCCACCGCCGTGGCCGCCGGCCGGGCCGCGGCCGAGATGCAGCACCTGGCTGCTGCTCAGGCCGGCGCCGGCCATGCGGCTGACGCGCAGATCGCGCAATTGCAGCGCCTCGTCGCCATGCAGACGCAGGCCGCCTCC